CATCTACTACGCTTTTGCTGAAATCAGATATAGCTGTTACAGCAAAAGCAATACTTAAGGCAATACCAAGTTTGCCGGCAGTCTGTGTTATTTTGTTAAGCGTAGTTTCAAACTTATTTGCAGTTTCATCTGCCGCTGTGATCTTTGGACTAACAAGATCATTGAGGGACATTGTATATTTTACTTCTTCAGGCATTATTCCATTTCTCCTCTCTCTTTTAAGCAGAATTTCATTGCTTCTACATGTTTATAAAATTCTTCATCACTCATCACATCCGGGTTTAAACGAAAATGAGAATAGTACCTTAGGCGTGCTGCCCATTTACTATCCTCATCACTGTCTTCGGTTACCCGGAAGCTTTCGATTAGTTTTTTTTTGTGTTATCAGTTGAGATGATCAATAGATCTGCACAAAATTTAGCAGCACCCAAGTAAAACTTATCGTATTCCGGAGCCTCACTCAATATGCGTGGGTCGCTTTCTTCTTTTATAATGCAAGCTTCAAGCATTTCGCCACCAGCGGTAAAGCCCATGCCACCATAGGTTTTATCCATGGCCCTGCTTTTGATCAAGCGGCTGGGCTCTTTAATAAAAGCCACCACCTTATCATCTTCAGTACCGTTAAGGGCAGTAAAAGCATGAACTTTAGTACCATGTGATTTGGTTAGTTCCTCTGCCTTTGCATTAATTTCTTCGTATGTTTCGAACTTCATATTATTTGTCAATTGCACCAATTACTAGAGGCACAGTAATCATTATTTTAGTATCGCCTTGTGAACTATCAAAATTATCTTCAGTAAATTCTACGGCACGTAATACGTGTTTAGTAGCTTGTACACCGTTACCACCAAAAGTGATAGGAACATCAAAAGGACCAATTTGAAAAGGGTCACGGTTAGGGCTTGCAGCAATAATTCTGTTCCACTCATCAAGATATAATTCGATGGATCCGCCGTACTCATAATTTCCATAACCACGGCTCACGGGTTGTGCACCCATACCATAGTTATTTTCTTTTTTTTGTGCACGCTTATAGCTGATTTTGGTTATGCCCACAACAGGAACACCAAAAAGGATAAGGGTAATGTTTGCCCATGAATAATTTACGCCATTTATTAAAGGTGTGATCATGTTTTTAGCTTAATGATGTTGTGTAACCAATAGGAACTTCTATTTGCCTTGCTACGCCTTGTTGTACTATCTGTACGCTGATAATGATCTTACCGGTTGTTAAGACATTCTGTGCAGTATCAATTCTTACGCCGTATGCTGATATCTCCGAATCGCGCACCATCTGATCAAGGTTCGGTGTGGCCAGGCTTTCCAAATACGCAATCGTATTATCCGACAAAGTGCCATCAGCATTCAATTGCAATGGACCCGATAATGCTGGTAATAAGCTGGAGTAAACTCCGCGCATGGCTTTCTGAATTGTCAGATTATCTTCCAGGTATGCATAATCATTGCTTAATGAGCATGCGGAGTTAGCACCATTGAAGTAGCTTCCAGACTGTCCGATGAATTTACGAAGGAATACATATCTGTATTGATCCAACATATTTAGTAAATTATCGGTAATAGCAGCAGCAGAGAATAATTGACCGTTAGCAAAAGCTAGTACTTCGCATTCAACACCATTACTGATATTGAATTTTTGTACCCAGGCAACACTTTCATTCACTTTAGCAAAAGCAGATGCCCCTAAGTAAGCGCCTAGTGTGGTAATTGATTTACCAGTTGTTAAATATAACAACGCACCAACCGCGGCACCATCCTGACTAATACATGGAGACACCTCGTAATTACTGAAGGTGTTTAAATCTGTTAAAGTGCTTATGTCTGTTACTGCGGCAATATTCGCGGCATATATGGCAACTAACGGCTTATGTAAAGCCTCCTGTGCTAATAATACACCTTGAATAAGTGTCATATCACCAGTAGCAAAAGCCGAGCTGTCTTTATAAATACCTACACGACGGATTGTACCATCTGCAAAACTTTGTATAGTGTCAATCTCACTAAATGTATAAGAACCTGGTACTGCAAAAATACCTACATATAAAACGCCTTTAGGTTGTAACCTGAAGAATTCACTTATATGATAATGATAAATAGCAGTTCGAGAGAATGCGCCAGCAGTAAACTGAGTAAGCGTTCCAGCTATTGTACCAACAGTAGCAACAGTTATTGGGGTACCTGAGTTTAAAAATATTCCTAAACCCGGACGTGCAGTAATGGTTATTACTCCGGCAGTGTTGCTGGCAGTATAACCATGTGTTGATGTTCCGGCATTTATTATAGCTACAATAGCCGCGGCTACAGCGGTTACTGTAGTTTGTCCTGCCGCCTTTGTATAAGTGCCCAGATCAATAACAGCGCCATAAGGTTCGGTAACCTTAATGTTGACAGTGTCACCATTGGCGCCAATACCTGTAACTTCGTATGAGCCAGCTGCTTTTGTTTCATCAGCATAATCCAAACGTATGCCAGCAGCTTCTGCATCAGCTAATGATAAGAACTTTTTAATTCTTGCATTAGAACTGAAGCCAGATGGTAATGCACTCGCATAAAATATTAAAGCAGAGAAGTGGTCCTGTCCGGCCAAAGGCCTGCCAAGTCCACCACTCCCTTTTACAAATGTAATATTTGATAATGCCATTTATTGCTATATTAAGCGGTTAATGCCCTACTTGTTTCTACCCAGGTAGTACCGTTGTAGATGAATGTCGCACTGCCGTATTTGCTGGCCACAACAGTTAATGTGCCTGCACTTGCAATGTTTGTGCTAAAGGTTACAACCCTATTAGTTCCATCCGCGGCAAAGGCAAAAATTAAAATATCGCCGGTTACTGCAGAAGTTACAACTGCTGTTAAAGTGAGTGCTCCTGTTAATTGTGCAGGTATTACTTTGGTTATGTTTTTCGTAGTGGTAATAGCAATAGACGCAGCATAAGCAGGTGTCTGAATATCTATAACATCACGTGGATTTCCAACTGCAGTTTGTTGCCATGCTGTACCATTAAATTTAAATACAATTATGGCAGTACTGCTTCCAGTAACGGTTAAAGTCCCATTTGCTGAAAACCCGGTACTAAAGGTTACAACACGGCTTGTACTGTCTGCAGTAAGATGAAATTCTAAAATATCGCCCACAAATGGACCATTGTCAGCATCACCTGAAACAGAATCCGCCACATTTACTGTAAAGGTTACAGCGCCTGTTAATGCAGCTGGTTTAATTATGGTCTTTGCATCCAGGCCGTTAATTAATAACGCTATGGTTGCAGCATAAGCCGGTGTTAAATAGTTGTTTTTTAGTATACGATCGGTGTTGTCATCCTTGGGCAACCCGGTAAATCTTGATCTTGTGGCCATGTCTTATTTATTACCTTTATTAGTTTCTTTTTTAGCATGCTCTGCTTTGTCGGCCTCAAATTTCTTCCTGTCATTTTCCAATTCAGTTACTTTTGAATCATATTCTAACTTATCGGCTTCAAGCTGTTCACGCTCAGATTTAAGGTTATTTACTTCGGTATTTAGAATTTCACGCTCGATCTCGAAATCTTCAACCGCTTTAGCATGCTCTGCTTTGTCGGCCTCAAATTGATCAAGGTTTAATCTTATTTCTTCCAAAACCTCTTTGCGAACAGCATCGCGCAACTCGTCCAATTTTTCACTGCCGCCCTTTCCATTTTGCGCATCGGGGATGATGGCAGGCCCAGTTTGTTTAGCAATATTGTCTACAGTTGGAGTTTCCGAAGCTATTTCCATTTCTAATATCTCATCGCGGCTGTAACTTTTTTCAAAGCCAGCGCGTTTATGGAAAAGATATTCGCCTTTATCATTCACATATATGATCTGTAAATGTGGATTGGCTAATAAGTGTGCTTTTAAATCGTTGGTCATGATAGATGTTATTATGCTCCGTAATAAACAGTTTCGTTATTCCAACCGATCTGAACATCGGCTTTCATCAGCATTTTGATGAAGTATTTTTCAGAGTTAGCTTGTAAGCGAGCTAATTGAAGACCTTCGTCAGCTATTGAGTTAAGACCTATCCAAAGATTACTTTCCATTGTTGGTTTACCCTTAGCAATAAAGAAAGTGTTATCCGGGAAGTCCGCGATTTTCACCACCTTACGGCCTTTGAATGAATCAATACCTTCGCGGGTGATATCAACACCTTTGTAAGTTTGATTAACCTGGCTTTGGTCATACAGATCCCAGGTAGCATATGAACAAAAGAATTTCATATCCGGATCATAACGCAAAGCGTCTTCAATCATATTATAACCCCTTAAAAACTCACCTTGGATATTGTTAACAGTTAAGGTGGTAGGAGAGGTTACAATTTTAGTGTCTGCAGCTGATTTAGCTTTTTTCAAGAAGCCATCAAAATACTTGTAGATATTGGTTAAGGTCAAATCTGCATTCCAAATCAACTTATTGAAGTATTTAGCATGACGCTTTAATACTTCCTGAACCACAATTGACTCAACACTATAAGGTAACGCGCGGTCAATCAATGTGTCATTTAACTGGGTAGCAAACCAATGATCTTCAAAATCACGTGGGTTAAACTCCATGTAGATCATGTAATCATTAGGGTCAAGCGCTTGCCCGGTAACGGTCATATCACCTTTACTGGTCGGGGTTGCCGCGCGATCCTGGATTAAATCTTCATAGTTAGCATCCCAACGTGGAATGGTAAATTTCTTTTTGATACCGTCTTTAACATAAACGTGGCCCCCATTGATGGTGTCGGCACCTGTTAATGATTTAACGATAAACTGTGATGCGGCCTCGCCGGCATACGTGGTGTCATTAATTACAAAACCGTCCATGGGTTATTTATTATTTTTTTGGGTTTCTACTTTGTTTGCTATCGTACCCATTGCCGCGGCAAAAGTGTACTTAGGTTTCGCATCAGCCTCTAATGTGATAACCGGAGCGATCTTGTTAAGCGGCAACGCTTCCAGCTGGTCTTTTACGATATCAAAGCCTTTTCCTTTGTCAGCCATAGCCAACTCAGTATAAAAATCAATTACTTTGGCATCCTTTTTAATGCGGCCGGTGTTGGCATAGCCTTCAACCATTGCTTTACATTTTACTTTTAATGAAGCTTCTTCAGCATCATCTTTTTCTTTTTGCAAGGCCTCATTGTCAGTAGCCAGTTGATTTTTTTCTTTTTCAACTTTGTCCTTTTCGTCCTTTAGTGAAGCTTTTTCCTTTTTAAGCTTATCCATTTCATCTTCAGCTTCCTTAAGGGCATTTTGAGCATCCTTAATTTTATCCTCTGCCGCTTCTAAATCGGTTTTAGCTTTATTTTGGACTTGCTCGATAGCAGAAAGGATGCTATCCTCACTGGCATCCGGGTTCAGGCCTAATTTATTTGCAACTTTGATCATAGTTTTATGTGTTGGCTTTTCAATTATTTTGTTTAGAATTAAGTTCGCCTCTTTATGAAAGGCTGTAGGTTCAGCAGCAAATAGGCTTAACCTTTTTTTGTTCTTTTGATCACTTGGCTCAACTATATCACATAGCCCATCTTGTTTCGCTTCAACCGCATAGATATATGTGGTTTTTTTCATGATCGAGAGCATCTCATCAACAGTCTTTCCACACCTGGACGCCATAGTGGCTATGCTGTCTTTCATTACATTTAGCAGCTTTTTATCATTACCTCCATGCGGATCATGAAGCATAAGCCAACTGTAATCAGCCATTATCCTGTTTCTCCCTGCTAAGAATATTATACCTGCTATACTTGCAGCCATTCCTAAATTATGGGTATCAACCGGTGTTTTACATTTTAGCATCGTGCCGTAAATGTTGTACCCATCTGTTACATTGCCCCCGGGTGAGTTAATCCATATGTCGATGGACCTTTTACCCATATTATCAAGGGCTAATAACTCACGTTGAAACTCTGCACCATCTATTCCTTTACCTGATTCTGCATCAAAACCAATATCATCGGTTAACAGCATGATAGGAATAGGCGCAAGTGGGTCAACGGTATATTTGAATTCCATTGCTATAAAAGTAGACAGGTGGTAAATCAGGAATTAGAATGTACGCCACATTTTTTTATAATGGCGATGAATGAAAAAATCCCTAGGCGGGCGCTTCGGGATTTTTAACCAATTATAAACCTAAATTATGAGAAGACATTTTAAAAATACCCCGGACCATTTGCCCGGGGTATCAGCCTATAGGCTTTCTTCGTTATGGGCCGCGTCACCATTTTTTGTTTTCCATCAGTAACTAAATTACTGCCTCGAATAGCACTGTATGGATGGCTGCCAGTACTATTACACTCCGATCGCTTTTTATGGCCCTCTCTGCTGGTTGATGGAATGTTGCGCGTGAGGGACTCGAACCCTCGACCTTCGGGTTATGAGCCCAACGAGCTACCAACTGCTCCAACGCACGCTCAAATATAATTAATTATTTATATTATTCTATAAAGAATAATTAAACTTTAAATAAAGGATTTTTTGAACGCTCAATAATATCCCTCTGCTCCTGATCCGAAAGGTTATCATAATAAAACTTCAGCGCACGGTTTACCTGCTCACTCTTACTTACGCCATTAACCACACTTTCAGCTACTACAAGCCTGTGGTATTTGGTATCAGGGTAAACGGTTAATTTTCTTTCTTGTGCGACTGACTTGGCCATTAGTAATATCTGGTTATTTTAAGTTTGGTTTTATTTTTTGGAATTAAACTTAGTGGAGTTGTGGCCGCGGTTGCTCCACTTATAGGACCTGTTACATAGTATATCGGGTCGCCACCACCATCGGCTGGCTTTTGGCGCGGACCATCTAAGCCAGGCACAAGACCGGCCGGTTTAGGTACTTCCGATGCAATAATTAGATGATCTAAAGCCCCACCAGTTTGCCCAATTGTACCAAAGTTGGTATCTCCTGCTTTATATGCTGCAGTAAAATAACCGCCATCATCTATTTTCCATCCTAAAGTTAATGGGTGGATACCTTCCAAAGATGTAGCATCAAAGTAGGTTGCCAATAATGAATTTTGAGAACCAGATCCCGGCATTAACCATTCCACGGTTTGACCAATGCCACCAACTGGACGGTAAGCTAAGTTTACCAAATCTTCAAAGTCACCATCTCCGCTTCCTGCTAATGCAGGCCCGTAAACCATTTTACGAATTTGGTGGATGTTTCGAGTAATACCATCGGTAAAGTCTACACCGTCAGCCCTAACACCATTCGCATAAAAAGTTGTGGTTATAGTTCCTACAGCAACATTACTTCCGGATATGGTAAATGCAACAGCATCGACAAGGAATATCTCTCCATTATAAAATACTGCCCCGGCCGATACATCATAATTTGATCCGGATCCTGAATTTATAACTCCACTAAGAATATAAACCTTGGTTGGGTCATAGTTACCATTAAATAAAGCCTTGCCTAGTTCGGCAATTGCTTCCTGATAGGCAAATTGAATGTGTTCAAATGTGCCGGCCTTAAACGGCATTGCATTTGAAATAGAGATTGCGGAAACGTCTAATTTTCTCATTGTTTAATATGTTTGGACATCGTAAATTATGCCGGCAGTAATATATTGATCAGTAAATGACCGAACAATATTTGTTCTGGTCGTATTATTATCTCCAAGGGAATTGTAAGTTGCTAATGGTATCATAACCGTCATGTTTGGAATAGTTGTAAAATTTGTTTCATCAGTAATCAATTCAATGGATCTGTCAGCATATACCAACGAAGAATTATTGTTGTCACCACCCACTAAAAACGGTGATGCATGCTGAGGATTAGTTACCAGATAAATATCACTTAATCCAGCAGCTGGTTGCCTAAAAGTGGTGTTAAACCATTTGTTTAAAGCAAAAGTGAGGGTAAGGGTTATGCCATTGTATAATATTCGCTCATTCAAGCCAATAAATGAGCCTTGGGTTTTATACCAGGAGTTAGTTACGGTTGGTAAATCGGTGTTGTTGTCTATTAATGATACATAGATGGCCCTTTCGTATTGCACAAAGTCTCCATATGAGTATGTGCCAGCAGCATACATAGCAGCTGAGGAGCCATTGCGATAATCGTTGAGCAACCTATCCCGTAACCACTGCACAGTAGATTTTAAACAGGCCTGTAACCACTTAACGGTTTTTGTATACCGTTTATCAGGTGGCAGTGTCTCTATTACCTGTTGGTTAGTATCTAAATCGTATATATCGCTCATCTTTATTGTGCTATTAAATTTAAACTGTCAACCAATTCATACCCGGCAGTGTCTTCCGGAATAATATAACCGGTTGTGTTGTTCCATAGTCTGGAGATAATCTGACTATTTAAAACGAGGTCAGTACCAGGGTATGCAATACTATTCGGCCGCGCGCTTACGTGCGTAAGGATTACGTCATTAACACCTATTACATTTTTAATAGCACTTTCCAGATCGCTGATTTTAATAGCGCCGCCGAAGTTTTCCGGATTGGCTAACAAATCATTAATAGCATCTGAAATACTATCAAGAATAGTAGCAGAGTACTGACCATTAAAATAAACGTCAGCTGCTATATATAAACGATCCGGATCTCCTGATGTAACACTGTAATTTATTCCACCTACACCAATGGTGTTGATATAACCTTGGGCGGACGCTATCATTGCAGCATCACAGGCCGCGGGGGGTTCTAATTGAGCAATTTTAATAGACACATTATTTGAGAGGGTTGTTTTTACTGCGCACCTGGTAATAATTCTTTTGGTAGGATCAACCGGAACATATGTAGGTACTGTGTCTATTATTTGAATTATCTGAGGGTTGACCACATCATATTGAAACTTAAACATTTTATCCTGTACCCACTGTACACTTCCCGCGGCAGCTTTTGCAGCGATTGTTTCCAGGAAAGCTTGGTAAACATCCATTATATTTTCAAGGACATTTATCGCAGTTGCAATGATAAATGTCCACAGGCGATAAATTGCCCTTTTGGACTGACTAAGTGTAAATGGTGGTGTGGCCAACGAACCATTAAGTTCAGGTGTGGCATTCACATCTATAAGCATCCCCTTTTGAATGTCGGCGATTGAACGTGCCATATTTAATTTTTAATATGTGGTTGATCTATGTATTTCCGGGCCTGTAAGGAAAGATCCTTTGATATCCACGGCTGTGTTATTTTAATGGATGTTATGCCGGTTATTTCTTTCCCGTTTATGAACATCCTTATGTCATTCCATGAGTAACTTTTTTTCATAATTTATTATTTGGTATCCTGAATGCTCCCAATCCCATATTTACCTGCCCGGCTATGCTATCTACTTTATCGACATCAATCTCTAATCCAGTAGGCGGTGTACTATTAATATATTTACCTGCGTCCGGATCATAAGGACTTGCTTTGCTATCAATAAAATGACAGGTAAAATCTATTTCATAAACGTAAACGTTCTTATGATCATAGTTTTGGCCATCCCCAATATGTACAAGCAACCCGCATCCGGTAGGCTTAAAGTTTGATATCAACTTAACAATCTTGTCACGCAATGAAAAAATGTTTAGATCCTGCGCGAAAGTTCCATCACCTGCATCAGCTTGCCAGTGGCCAGCGTGTATCCTTACTATAATATCACCGGCATCAAAACCAACACCAATACGTTGAAAACTTGCTGGATTTAGTATTTCGACATATGCGGCAGGCAATGGAAATGCTTCAATATCGCCCTCTTCCTGATTGCGAAACTGATCATTCCACGTTCTGGCAAATAACTTACCAGTCGTGCCATCCATATTGATCACATCCAAAGTGCCCAACTTGGTTAATACATCTGTAATTGGTACTAATATTCCAGCCATTATGCTGCGCTTTTAAATGATCTATCTAAATACCGAGTTATTCTGTTCCTTAATCTTCTCCTCAATGGAGGAGCATCACCCATATACCGCCTTGCTACCATACGGGGTGTGCCTTTGTTAATGTAGTGAGCATATGGTACAACACTTGCATTAATTTTAAGCGTAACTGTAAAATTAAAGGCAGCATAATTGATAATCGCCCTGCCCGCTAAATTTGAAACTTCCCTGCGAAGCTTTCCTGTTCTTCCTTGTAATATTGGCAATGTACGCCGGGTCAATCCTTTATGCTTTGGGTACCTAAATGCTGGTGTTCCCTCAATGCGCCTTTGTACATCTTCCCATGGGTTACCATTCCAACCCTGATTTCTAAAAGATGATAGAAAGTAATTTTGAGCATCGTTAGCAAGTAATCGAGGCAAATCGCGTTTCATAGCCCCTATATTCTTGCGTACTTGCTGAAAATTAAATTTACTCATCCCCTTTATCCGGCAACTGTATTATAGTTGCTTCTTCGTCATTTACGACAGTCATTGAATCATCTTCTATTAATGAACAAGTTATTTTGATGGCACCTGTTTTTTCATCTTCCTGAATTGTGACTTTAGGCATGCACTAATTTAGTAAATAAATTTTGCTTTCCTTTTTCGGCAATTCATAAATCATAGGACCGTCCTGCAATACACTGCCCTGGGTAACGATAACATCATCAAAATCAACTTCACCGTTGGTAAGGTCATACATTGGTATTTTCTCGAGTATAAACCCGGTGAACATGGTCCAATGAATAGCATCTAACCTGATGGCCTTTAGTTTTATGTCTTGTTTTTCAAAATGCCAAATACAAGCGGCCACCATATCAACTGCTATGTTCCCGGTTGGCTTGTAAGCACCTTTTTTTGTTCTACTCATTTTTATAAATCTATATCTGGCAAATTAACTGTCTGATTTTTTAACCCATGATAACAATCATCTAAAAATTGAATGTTACCATCGCATACAAATGAATGACATCTACAATCCGGATTGCTTGCGAAAACAAGCAATGAGGGATTGAACGTAGGATTATCAACATTTTCGTTAAAATTCCATATGGCGCCGTTGATTTGCGGAGTGTCCAATTTAAATGTATGATGCATTTTGCAGCCTGGACAGAATATCCATGCAAGCCTTCCACCTTCACCATCTACTGGAAATACCGCAGTTTTAGCCATATTAGTTTATTAAATCGTTTTGATCATCCTCAACTTCAGTAACGGAATCAGGACCATGTACATCAGTGATAGCAATGATATAAGGGTTGCCTTCCTCCGGTCCACTAGCCGCGTCTTCAATTAGTGGGCTTAATAAATCAGTAGTTACTTGATCATCGCTGGTCAGCTTCCCATCCTCATTAATTTCTACCGGTATGTTCTTAAATTTAAATCTCATTCGTGTAATAATTTATATATAAACTCAAAGTGTTCCGGATCGTTTTTTATAAACCCTTCAAGGTCTTCCAGAACATGGGTAAACCACATTGACGTTATCTCTGTAGCATATTGCTTAGTCTTATTTATAAGTGTTAAACCAACCTTTTGATCTGTATACAGCTTGCCAGTGTATGCATTCCAAAACTTATCTTCCTTAATTATTTCACTGGTTGAATATCCTTTTCCTGGTCTCAATTGAGACATCGTTTTGACTGATTCACCAGCGGTTCTCTTCTGATAGAAATCCTTAATCTTAGCAAAATATTCCGGATCCTGATCCTCCAACCAATGACCCATTTCATGGGCTACTGTTTTTAAAGGTGAATCACGACTTAGCAGAACAGTATTTGTACGCACCTGGTATCCTGCCCGGCCACCTTTAATCTTAACCTTTAAAACTTTATTCTGCAAAGCGGTTTTATCACCTACAATTTTCTTAAAGATTTCATGGCCGCGCACGATATTTTCGCTTGTGCCTCCGTTTAGCGTTATTGCGCCGGCCCGCGGTGCCTTTAATAAATCTGCTGCCCGCTCTGCATATTTATTCTTATATAGTTTGATTTCAGCTTGTAGGTCGTTTATTCTACGAACCTTTTCATTATACTCTCTGGCCAATTCTTCATATTTTTCAACACCAAGGTCAGCACTATATTTTTTCAAGGTTGGGCTTATTGCCTTCAGTTCCTTATTGAGTTCAAATATACTACTTTCATTAGCTTCAATAATATTTTTCTCAGCTTTAACTACAAGGGCAGGGGCATGTTTTTTAATATGTGCTATCCTCTTAGTCAGGTCGATGCCATGTTGCCCATCATTTTCTGGTACCGGTAAATTAAAATTACTTTGGGCAAACTTCTTATCCTTTTTTGGAACATCAAAATACGGATGTGATTTATTAAACACCTCACCGGTCATGCCCGGGTTATTGCGAAACAATGGGGGAATAGCTTCAAGATTTGGCGCCAGCTGGTCCATGAACCCTTTATCACTTTCTTGTGTCTCATCATCATGACTTTCCAGGACACAAAAGCAACCAAAATGCATCAACGGGCTTGCAATACGCCAAATAGGGTTAGTCGCACGGGCAGTTAACCCCTCAAATGGGTCACAGATAGGGCAGGGGTGTCCATTAGTACTGAAACGCAGTATAGGCAGCACATCAATGTTTCTTTGAATATCCTGCCAACGGCTGGCCATTTGGCCCTGGCCTATTGTTGTTTTGTGTTCAGCTTCAAGCCAATTAACATTATATTTTTGATATAATGCTTCAGCATGGGGTTTATATTGACTAAAGGACCTGTATACTCCATTTTCATCTACTAACAGTTCGGTTGCTTCCTTTATGAATTGGAAGTTCTTAGCACCGGAAAATAAGTAAATATTATCGCGCAGGTTCAAAAGGTTATTCAACGCATCCCCGGCGAAATCATCAATATTTCCACCGAACCCCTTATATAAAGCGTCCTTTAAATATTCGGCAATAGCAAAGTAAAGGTCCTTCGGAAGATTGCGATCAGTAATCTTCCCATCATGGATTTCTTTAAGTAGCTGCTCTACCTGGTCCGCTGAATATTTCATTATATTGTTTCGGCTTCCCCCTCAAAAAGTTTAGCATCAAAATGTTTAATTGCTATTTGCTTTTTGATGTTTAAGACAATAGCGGGCATACCCAAGGCATTTTCTTTTTCCTTATCAATCATCCGCACACCTTCATACTTTACATCCTTAAAGGTCTTGTATTTCACTACATAATAGATGTAACCTTTAGGTGCCACGCTGCCCTTATTAACCATACTACGGATAATGTTAATGCGATTATAGATTGCTTCTTTGCGGGCCTCAATTTGATGCTCTTCGGTTTTTTCTTCGTGCATAGGTTTATTTATAAAGTTCCGTTAACTTATTTTGTATTTTTTCGCTCGGTTTCGGTAGCTGCTCAACCTCATTATCATCATCAGGCTTTCCGGGTATAGATGGAGGAATAACAGGCGCTATCTTGGTTGCAGGGATACCGGTACGCTTAGTAAAATAACTCGGGTCCATTTCTAGGCCTGCCTCTTTCATTGTTTTAGCGACAGTTGCGGTGGCTGTGTTACTCTCATCCTCTTTCTTGCGCTGATCCTGGGCCTCATCATCATTCTTATACTTGAAGACCAAATCATCGGGCAACGAAAATCCCAGGCGACGCATCTTAGGGATTAACAGGTTGTTTACTATCCTTTCTATTTTCTTGCCGTCCTTAGATTGGGTAGCACTTAACGCCGCCGCTGCGGGGCTATCATCACCATCCTGACCGCCGCCAAGTTTACCGGGTGTGCTATCCATGGCATCAGCATGGCCCAACATCATTTTAGATATCTTCTTTTCACAACGCTGTTCAAGGTTATCATAACCATTCCAACCAGTACCGGCTAGCTTGGCCTCCAAAAATGAGAGTTCATCATTAGGATCGATAATTGCATAAGAATTTGCACCAGCTGCTATTAATTCCCGCTCCAACTGTCCGCGCTCATCTTCGTTCGTTTTGTTGGTCTTGGCCACCATAAACGGCATGCTATATTTTTCAACGAAATCTCCGTTAAACCCTAATAAATTACGCAGAAATATCTCGTAAATGCCGATTTTATAATAAAGGCCATAACCGCACGGGCTGGTACCGTGTTTATTCGGGGTAGGTACATACACGTGCCAGTCCGCTACTTTGGGATCCAAAAAGCTTTGCCCGGTAGTAGCATATATGTATGAGGTAACATTAAACCGATCTGGACTAACATTCCATCGTTTTATAGGTCCTAAATTCGGGAAGGCATCATCTACAACATCACCAAGAGCAATGAGGCTATAGCCGAAGTATTCTGAATCTAATGATAACGATACAAAATCATCAAACCAGTTTGCTTTAAACATTTCGGTGATATCTTCATAAACTTCCCCGTTCTTGCTGCTCAATGCAAAATCCCTTTGAGATGTTAAGTTAAGGCGACGGTTCGCGCATGCTTCAACGTGGCCATTTAGATCTGTATCCAGGTAAAGGCGTTGCATCCTGATCCGCTGTGGATAGTAGGCATACTCTGCTTCATCGACTGCAGCACGCCACATTCGCACATCTTGTTTTATACGCGCTAGTTGTACCGGGGATATAAAACGGGATAAGTTTTGCTTTACGTTATCAGGCAGGTTTTGTTGCCCTTGTAAACCACTGGATGAACTCACTATTCCTTGAGTTTGATTAGCGAGTACGGGTAATGTTGATTTATGATTCTTGGCCATTAGTAGCTATTGTCTAGTTTTGGTTTACCAAATATTCTTATGCGATGCCCTTGGTTGGGCTGTTTAACTGCCAACGCCGGGGTAACCAGGCCAGTTGCGCAATCCATTAGCCACTGTATAGCCATGTTATAGCTATTGCCTATATGAGTAGGTATGTTCATCGGACTTATGCGTTTATGGACGAAGTAAAGCACTATATCAATGCAGCAATTCAACATTTCAGCCGATCGATTGTCCCCATCGGTCCAAAGCGGATCGGTAAATGCGGTACCTGCCGGTATGGTGTTGGCTGTCCCGACACCCCATTGAGAGTTAGCCTGGTTATTTACCAGCTGGTCGGGGAAGAAGTTCTTTGGTGGTAAATTTGTTGTGTTTGTATATTGAATTGGGTCCGCGCTAAAGCTTGTTGTCTTCGCTGTATAGGTTTTACCTTTCCAAAATACTATATCACCGGTATTGTAAAATTGGTTGATGTCAAAGAAAGGATAGGGGTAAGAGCCATAATACATTTTGTATTGAGGTCCTTTTAAATCCCATTTGTCGGGTACGAAAGCGCCTGTAGTTGCGTCATTGGCTATATAAACATTGTTTTGAAATACTGCCAGGTCACCCTCTAAGTAATTGTTAGTGGCTACATAAGCAGGTGCATCAAGATAAACACGCTGGCCAGGTGCATATACTTTTGAATTACTCCATTCTGCCGTATCAGTAAACTCCGCGGCAGTATCATATTTTTGGGTAAGGTATGATACTGCCTTAGCTTGTGCAGCCCTTTGCCACTCTTCCAGTATAGCAGAATCGCCCCCTGTGATTTGCTGAAGGTTTAATGTTTGTATTGACTTCTTATAGTCCGATAAAATAATGTAGCTCATTTTTATTATTTAACTTATTCTTTATGGAATAATTAATAGCTATTTCTACTCGCCGCTTTCCCGCTTGATATACTCACACGTTTACCGCCTTTTAAATAAAATATGTATTCAGTGCCAAATGCAACTGTCATAAAGTATCGCATCGCGTCACTCGGGTGGCCAAACTCCTCATAAGGCACTTTGGTAACCGGATGTGTCTTTTTACTTTTCTTTAATGTGCCGTCACTATCTTCTAATGCATATTGATAGTCATATAATGACCTGGTACACCTCGTATTTATAACTATGCTTAAATTCTCAACGTTGCCCGCAAACACCTGATTGATAAATCCCCCACTCTGAACGATAGAGGGATTTACGTTTTGCATACGTAAAGTTGGTGAATATAAATTTAAATATTGGATAATTTTGGTAAAAAAGTTCTCACCCTTCTCCATTTTGGTATCTTCCTTGATTGATGTACGGTCGCCGTAGATGAATAAACCCTTTACCCGGCCTTGTGGATATCTGGCCATAAACTCATCACAAACGTTTTTGACACGGTTGCGCGGGTCCTCTAAGCAGATTTCATCGATTTGATATGCTTTCTTTTCACCGGTAGGTTTACCATCATCACCGATCAATGGTATTATTTGCCATATCAAGCATGTAAGGTAGGGATTAACGTTTTCATCCCAAGTGATATGTAAAGGTAATTCTTCATCCCATTTAAGATTGCCACTATGTATGTTTGAGTTAAAGTCTTTCCAGAATTCGCCACCGGTACGGAGTTTACCCCAATTGCCTAAACCATATATTTGATAGTAATTATTATCAGTCAGCTTATCCTTCTCGAAATCATCAATTACGTGCTGATCGACAAAGTTGGGCCCGACAATGTACCGGTTGTCTAAGTAATTGGTTTTCATGATCACCAGGTTACCTTTCTCATTAACCCACATACCGGAGATATCAGATTCTAACTCCGTAAGAAGTTCAGTGTCGAAAACATTTTTCTTTATCCAATGGTCCTCACTGATGGGATTAAATATCCCGATGATCTGCTGGCCAACCTTACCACGTAAACGCTTCCTGATTTGTTTAAGGTCCACTTCATCAAACTGGCTAACCTCTTCCAATATAACCCGCTTAAATCGGGATATACCTTTAATTTTCTCACTATCATCCAATCCACGAAAGCGGACATATGACCCGGTGACCTTACACTTAATGAAGTTTTGTTGAATGATGAAGTAATCCTTTAAGCCCCATTCATCGATAATGGACTCGAAATCAGCAAATATACTGTCTTTGATATCTACAGCATATTTACGTAAGATGAGGGCGTTCTCATTGGGCGCCTCCATCATTTTAACAATCTGTAGTTGGACTACTGAGTAGGTTTTACTTGCGGATGAGCCGCCGAATAACCAGATGTATCGAATTAATACATTATTGAACGCGTTTAATAAATGCCAGTAAACATTATTAAATAGATCGGGGTTAAAATCAATCTTCAGCGTTTTTTGGGCCATAACCAATCTTAAGAGTTATATTGTTTTCGATAGGGGTTTCGCTCTTAGTCTTAATACCCTCTATCTCTGCCATAGTATCTAAAATCTTATTTATGGCAGTAACTCCCGCGGCTGTCTTCTTTTCTGATGGGTCCATATCACGAATTAACTTTCTTTTCCGAGATATATAATAACCCTTCTTCTGTTCAATGTTTTTAGAAATTGATTCCGAGCAAAGTTTATATGCATCCGCTATGTAACGTTCAGCCTGGCGCTCGGATATTTCCCATTTAGCGACAGCACTCTTTCTCATATCGGCATAAATGTAATCTTCCAAGATCCATTCCATCACAACCCTTAAGCGTGACTCATGTTCAATTTTGGAAGCTTTTGCCTTTTTAGCTTTCTCGGCTTTACTGTCTATTTCAGCTTCCTCAGCCATTATACATTCTGTTAATTACCTTAATGTGCCTGTTCAACTCGTGGATACGGTCACGTAACTTCATAGCTTCTATTTCACGCATGCGTTTGATTTGATCATCCCCATTTATAACGCTTTCCCTATCCTCATAGCTTTTTAAGGCAGCAGTATTTACTTCAAGTTCATCTTGCAAATAATTGAGTACATTTTGTTTTACCTCAGCCATAAATCTTAATTTTTCCTCTTTTGTCATTGCAAGCTATTTTTTAGCCTGCTAATATAAATAATTGAGCGGTGAAATCGACTCGAACGTTATCTGCAAGCTGGAGGGCCTGCCGCTTTACCAAATTAAGCTATCACCGCGGGTTTTGGATATGGTTGTTTTAATTTATTACACTTTTCTTTTAATGCTTTGGATAGGGGGTATAAGTATTTATGTTTGCCGGTGGTATAAACCAACTCTGCAGTAGGACACTTATATTTCTTTATCCAGTCAATATTTTGTTTCCAGCCTCTTTGGCCAATGGTCCTACTATGAGTAACCTTTCCATTGATCAAAAACTTCGGAGTACCGCCATTCAATTGTACTTTACCCTCATATATCCAATTCGTAGCCTGGTAGATGATGCCGGCATGTTGCTGGTCACAATCTGCATAGCTTACCACGACTTGCAATAACGGGTTATGTTTGGCGAGTAATTTCAGGGATAAAGATAATGCTTTTGAAGTACTTTCCTGCTTTCCATTTAAAGCCATCCTTACTAACTCACACACCTGGCCCTGAACTAACCCGAATTTGGTACCCAAATGGCGATTTGAGCCTGATGAATAAACTATACAGCCACACCACTCGTTATCGTTGTTAAATACCGCATAGCTACACAATGCTGTAGGTACAGCCTTAGCATAATGAAAATTAAGGCATGCATATTTAACTGCTTCGTATGTGGCCAACTCTAATCTCATATTTCACCAGAAGAAACAGAAAAGAATGCGTTTTTAAAATGTTCCTTGATCAGTTTGTCAATCATAGGCATCGCGCGCTCTGCATCTTCAACACTTTCAAATGTTATTTTTAAGGTTGAAGGCTTATTACGGCCATCACTGATCAGATCATCCGGTATCGGCAGTACTGGCGGTTCAATCAAAGGCATATCAGGCAATGATATTTCATCCAATAAAATATCAATGTTCAGGTTATACATATCAATAAACCCACTTAACCCGTTTTTTGTTATTTGAGCATAATGGGATGAGAACAATAATACCATCTTGGCAGCCTGTTCAATACTATCAAGGCGTAGGAAGGTAGTATCAAGCAATTCCGGCACATCTACACCCTCGGTAATTAACAGTTCCAAATCAAGTGATCTGTGTTTACCATCAAGGCAATAAACCACACCTTCATGTTCCCAGGCATAGAAGGGCGCAATAAATCCATTAGTAAGTAATGAGTTTTTAAGCCTGGCTTTATCTATAGCGTTGTGTTCCTTGAAATCATCCTGTTGGATAAACTTGAAGCTTTTCCAGTCAAAAGGACGTGTTTCAATGACCCGGCTCCTTATGGATATGTCGGTATTATTCATCGATGTTAAGAATATTGATATATGATTAAAACAAAATTAGTAAAAAATCCGCCGACGTAACATGACATATTTAAAAATTCTGCTTGATAATAAAAAAGCCCTTGAACTTTCGCGGCTTATGATCAATGCTAAGGTCGGCAACATGGTTTTGCTTATTCTTTTTCATCCGCGTTTGCTTCTGATGACCATAATGATAACCCAAACACACAGGGCAATAATAAGTCTTTACCCGCTTAGTACCGTTGGTTCGGTTTAAGTTGGTCACATACTTATTAGATTCAGCCTTCGTATTGTAACGTGTTTTACCATCACAGGAATTTAAAATTACCCGTGCACTCTTATTAGCCTTCATGTTTTGCAGCTATTGCCCAAGTAATTTACTAATTATTCATCTTATTCTATATAGAATAATTAGTTGTTTGAAAAGATATCTGTTTGCCCTTTTTTAAGATAGTTTTGAGCGAGCAATTTAATACGGCTTTCATCACTGTGTTGCGCGGTTGGCGTAAGCAATGGGTCAACAATACCATGAGACTGTGAAGCTTTAAGGCCCAATAAATTAATGATTACTGGATCACTACCACTATCACTTACCAGGAAAATCGCTGTTACTTGTTCCTGCTGGCCATCCCGATCGACACGGCCTATTAATTGATCATGAACTTTCGGCGACCAATCAAGTTCACCAATCACAATGGTTTTACATCGTTTCTGCAATCCATCAAGACCAGCGCCTGACCGCAAGGATATAATGAATAGATTAGTATCACCATTTACAAAGGCAGCTTTGGCCCGTTCCTTCTGCATTCCGACTTCGCTACCGGTATACATCACTGGGTTAAAGTCAGCAAGTTCTTCCAACCAAATTGAATATACATCCCTGTGCCAGCCGGCTAAAACAACAGGTTCATTGTTTTCCAATAATATTCGAACGTATTGAGCTACTTCCCTTGCCTTTGAAATGCCGGTGGTATATCTGGCCAACATATCTAATTCTCGGGCGGCTTCACCGCGGTCAACAAAAGAACCCGTCATTACCCGCATTGCTAACTGTCTGGCAAGTTCCTCTGATTTTTTCACTTCCTTTTCATCGAAGCCAACAGTATGAATTATCTTATTGATTGGTGGTAATTCCCTGCCAACTTCAGCACGTGTACGGCGAAGGAATAAGAATTTCTCTCTTAAATAAGAGCCAAGGCCTTGCGGGTCATTAATACGATGATGTTGACCATGGGGAGTTGCCCACTCTCTTAGAAAATCAACACGATTGCCAAGACATCCCGGATTAATAAGGTTTAAAACATTATAGATTTCATCACCAAAGTTGTAAATAGGGGTTGCCGATAAACCAAGCACATATTCGGCACTTCTTGATAGTACCATTGCTGAGCCATATTTTAAACTCGAGTCAATTCGTAACTCTTGGCACTCATCAAATATGGCCATTTTAAAAAACTGTTCCTGGAAGACATTAACCCATCCAGTAAGACAGGAATATTTGATAATATAAACATCTGCTTTTGGCAGACTGTATGGTCTAGTGCCCTTTATAATATGGACGCTGAGGTTTGTAAACTTCTCAACAGCTTCGGTTTTCCATTGCTGAGGCATGTGTGTTTGCACTACAGCAATAGCCGGCAATGTTCCCGGTGTAAAAAATGAAAGTATTGCAGTAAGGGTTTTACCAAGCCCGAGGTCATCACCCAACAATAGCCGTTTTGTTTTTATGAGGGTTTGTTTGCCCGTTAGTTGATATGTCCGCGGCAAGTATCCATCATTTAAAATTACTGGTTCAGGAACATAACCCGGCATATGTATTGCCTCCAGTTCATTAATATTCTTTTCAAACAGTAATTTACCTTCCTTAATCTTATCTATAACGGCCGGCAATGCTTTTAATGGGTAACGGGTGATGAACCACCGTAAGTCGGCACATATTTCTGGAGTGTTGGTGAAATGGAACGGTATAACCCCATTGGCCGGTATGCGCGGAAATATGTGTTTAAGTTTTATACAGACGTGTGGATCTGCTTTAGTAATAACAAAGCGATTGCGATCGCCGTCATAGATTAATTCGCCATATGTTTTCAAAGCCATGCTTCTCCTAAATTTATAACCCGGGTGGGCTTTTTGTTAATAGTTGAGGGTAGTTTGATGATTTTGTTTGTTAGCAGTATGATGGAATTAACTTCCTGGAACTGACAGTACCGAACACACTGATAGTATATTGACTTCGGCGCGCTTTTGATTTTAACCTCAATGCCGATATTACCGACCATAAAATCAATTATACTTCCTTTGGACAATGGCACCTCCCGGGTGTATTCAATGCTTTTTTGAATTAACAGCTGCTCTATGCCTGCCTGTAATTCCTTTTCCTGATGTAAGGCAAAACGCTGATGTTTTAGGACCTGGACTAATTCATCAAGGGATATATTATTTAAATCCATACCTGCAGCATTGATGTTACTTTGAAATTTGGCCATAACGCGTTCCATTTGGCCCAGGTAATTTTACCTTCATGTATATCATATATATGACCATCATAATAAATCCAACCGTACCAACAATTATTTACTCCCCGTTTTTTACAACGCATCATACAGGGATATTGAGTTTTTTTGTCAAACTTTATAAACCTATTATTGCAGTTATAACCCAACTTTTGAAAAGCCCTAACATACCACTGACCAGGATGCCTTTGTACACCCTTCGTAACTATTAAAATTTCTTCCAATGATAACCCTGTTAGGATTGCAATTTCGCTTTCAATGAAATAATCATCACCAAAGTTTACTACCTCTATTTCGTATTTATTTTCCATTTGTGTTTATAGGATAATGTAATTGTCGCCTACGTACTAAATAGCTTACACCCGGTATATTATCCCATTGAATATAAATTCCTGGGTGTATGCTATTAACCCGTTTGCCATAATCGCCCCTTTCAATTGAACCACAGTCATAAAAGACCGTTGTTGCTATAGCAAAGCAAACACGTCCGCCTATGGGAATTCGTTCATATGGTTTTCGTTGTGGGTCCGTATCAGACATTTTATTTACTTTCAGTTAGCTTTATACCCTCATTAAACCAGCTATGATCTTGTATAAGCCTATAGGTGCGAACTATAGCGAAATTGGTTAGCTTGAAATAGGAAACTTTTATTCCGTATTTGTTCAAGTCACCTAGCTTGGTCATTACACTTTTCTCTATTTCTTCAGGTAAAATATTCACTATGTCATGGGAATAGATATAAGCCGCTAACTCACCTTGAATGATATTGCTGATAGTTGATTCAGGGTACAGCATGGTATTGTATAGCGTTTCAATGTTTGTAATCTCATACCCGGCAACTCCGTTTAGAGTAACAGTCTTTATATCCTTAGAAGTAAGTGTTTGCATGGATAGGGCAACTACCCGAAGACGAATGCACTGAATATAAAAATTATCTAAAAAAGGTATCCTGAAATGCACTCCGCCCTTAAGTAATTTTTGATTCTTCCCGAAACGTACTCTTATAGCACGCTCCCACGGATTAACTATTATCCAAAATTTAACTACGTTGAGTAGATAGTCTATTAACTCTTTAATACTTCCCATCATTATGCTTTAATGGCTGGTCTTGTACTTGCCTTAACCGACTTAGTTATTATGGCCCAGTATTTAACTCCATCGATTTCGGTGGGTTCCTTTGCAACCAAAAACGAGCAGGTTTTATCTTCGAATAATACTGCTTCAAGTATTATTTTTCTAAGCCGTTTGTTGCTAAAACTCACACCCTTTTTCTCTTTACCGGGGTGTCTTAATATAAAACCCTCTTCGTGTTTTAGTATATACCAATCTAATGGTTTTTCTTCATCTTGAGCAATCAGCACTTTATCATCAGCTTTCAATCCCATTAATTCCGTTAAGGCTACCGAAAATGAAAATACACCATCGGTGCGTAATGTAATGCCAACTTTGCCATATACGACGGCTTCCAAATCTGTTGGCTTAAATAGTTTTAATTTCATGTTATTTATAATTTTAGTGTATTAATAAGTTAATTATGATAGTTCGGGCAATGGTCCATTATAGTTCCAGAAACCAAGGGCGCCAGCTGCTGGGATTGGTTCTTTGAATAATATTGGTGACCTCAATAACCACGCGAATCTACCGGGCGAATAATCGCCGAAGTAATACTCTTCCTGGATACCTTCCGACTCTGATACTGAAGTATTGCTAACCCATTTATCAGATGACCAGATTTGATCAAGCTTAACATGTCCAATAATGCAACCGAACGCCAGATTTAAATTTTCTGAATACTCTGTAAATGGCCATTGATAGTATAACTGTTTTTGATCATTCTTCCACGCTTTTGATGCATGGATTAGAAATCCTTCCGTTTTTAATACTTCGATGAGCGTTGGATCCTTTGGCTGCCACGATCTGGTTTCCCATTGTTTAATACCTCTGGCTTCTTTTCCGTTTGGTCCAACTATGCAGACATTTGGGTGGGCTGTCACTACGAGCGACGCCCATGGTTGTAATAGTGATAATACTTTCATATTTAATTTAAAAAGTAAATAGCAATTGCAAGCACTAGCATAAGCAGCATAAACATCGTTAGTGGGTGCGTTTCAAATGGGTTTTTGATTGAATGGTTAATAATGCTTTTTTGATTAATTCAATAATTTTGCCCGGTTCTTTATTTATTTCAGTGGGTGTGCACCGGATTAGAGTCCACCCGTTAATGTTGGCCAGTGTGCTTTTCTTCATGTCCCTGGCTATGCCGGTACCAGATGAATGACCACTATTACCTTTGGCCCATATACCCCCCTCGACTTCGATGGCGATTTTTAATACTTTGCCGTCAGCCGCTACCGGTATGGCATAATCAAATCGGTATTGCTTTTCAAGGGTAAAGTAAAATTCTGGCCAAACTACCAGGTCTAAATCCAATTTGACCAGACGGATAAAAACATCGGTATTTTTACCTAAGTTTCGCAAATTGAGGTCATCATCAATCCATCCAGTCCGTTTTGCCTTTGGTAATTTTACCTTTCTTTTGGTTTTCAGATTTAAAGCTGTTGCCTCGGAAGGGGTGAGGACCTTATCACCGTTCCTCACCCACCCGCGCTTCAGTACGCTGTCCAATATAGCTTTTCCTTCAGCTGGTTTCATTATTTATTTAATTCTATATAGAATAATTACTTGCCGGAAATTCTTTCCATTCACGATCATCAAGTAAAGAGCCGGTCCATTTTTTGCCCATCTTACAAATCGATTGATACGGGTCAAGTTCGTGGTTTACCCGGTTTTTATCATGTAAATCATCCGGATCTATTTCGTCAATTTGTTTTTTTGACATTTGGCTTATAGGTATATGCTCACCCCATTGCTTGAAAAAAAATGGAACATTAGCTTCAATGCATTGATCACGTAATGACCTCGCCCAGTCAGGGTGCATAGGTCTTGCATTGTGGCCACTTTCACCGCCACAGATAACCCAATTAATGCTTGGATAAATAAGTCCATCATCTACGTGACATTTGCCCCTATGGTACCATTGTAAGC